ATGCGCGGCAAAGGTGAATCAAGCGTCTACAAAGACACACGAGGCTACTGGACAGCAGCGATCGAACTCCCACCTAGGAACGGCAAGCGTCGCCGCAAAGTGATCCGCAGCAAGGACAAAGAGAAGGTCCTTGCGCAGCTCGACAAGCAACGCTTCGAACTCCGAAACAACGGCGACCTACCAACCGACAACATGACCGTCGCCCAATGGTTGAACTACTGGTACGACCGGATCGCTGTCAACGAAGTCCGACCCAAGACGGCAGAGAACTACCGCACCATCATCCACACCCACACCATCCCCGAAATCGGCAAGACACGGCTGAGCAAGCTGAATCAGACACACATCAGGCAAGTGACCGACGCGATGATGCGCCCTGGGGTTCTCCCGGATGGCAAGCCGCGTCCAGCGTTGTCCTCCACATACGCACTCAACGCGCACCGCGTGCTGTCTACAGCGTTCGAAGCAGCCGTCCGGGAAGATCGCCTCATGCGGAACCCTGCGAAGCTCATGGCCGCACCACGTAAAGCGGTCACGAATCTTGAAGTTCTCGACCTTCAGGAAACGCTCGACGTGTACACGCGCATCCGTGACGCTCGCATGGCGGACGACGACCAACGGCACACACCCGAGTTCGCGCTGTGGGCGACAACACTCCTGACCGGTGCTCGACGTGGGGAAATCATCGCCCTGCAAGAAGATCGCGTGACAGATGTGCTCGACATCTCCTGGCAGATGCAACGCCTCCAATGGCAACACGGCTGCGACCGCCCATGCCTGGAACGGCGAGCAGCGAACTGCCCGAAGCGGCGCATCATCGTTCCCGCCGACTACGAGTACCAGCACATCTCAGGCGGCCTGTTCCTGGCACGTCCGAAGTCGAAGAACGGGTGGCGCATCATCCCGCTCGTGGAACCGCTGCACAGCATCATCCGCACACACATGCTCGAGCACGCACCAGGCGAGCACGGGTTCGTGTTCACCAACCAGGGGCGACCGATCGACCCGCACGAGCACTCACGAAACTGGAAGAAGCTGCTCGCCCAAACCGGCATCGACAAGAACGTACGACTTCACGACCTACGGCACGGGGCAATCGACCTGCTGACGATCGCTGGAGTGCCGGATGATGTGATTGTGCAGATCGCCGGCCATGCGTCCCGGCTGCAGACGAACGACTACCGTCGCAAGCACGACATCGGTCGCATGCGGATGGAGATGACGAAGCTCGGGGATCTGTTCCCGACAACCGCTTCTCTCGACGCCTGATTACACAGCAAAGCCCCCACCCGAAACGGGTGGGGGCTTTCGTTGTTTCAGGCCGACTGTGCGCCCTCTATCAGCGCTTCGACGCCGCCGTTCGCATCCACAGCGTCACGGACGATGCGTTCCGGGTCAACCTTCAAGGCCAAGCTGATAAGGAACAACTGACTGAGCGACATGTCCCGTTTGTTGTTCTCGATGCGTTCGATCTGCGTCGGCGTCAGCGGCGTTTCAGGGGCGAGCTCTCGAGTGAGCGCAGACAATCCGGCGCGCGACAGGCCACGGCGTGTACGCCACACCCGCACTTCATCGCCAAGTGCTTTGTTGACTGCGCTCTTCTGCTCGTCTGCCACGCAGAAAACGATAACAGCCAAATGGACAAAAATGTTGCCCGATGCGCTTGCCTGCCACCAGGTGGTGGTGTACTTTGTCCGTATGGACACAAGAGCAGCCGCAGTAGCCACGAAGGTGGCGCAGGCAATCGACAGCCTGGGGGTTGCTCCTGAAACAGTCGCACACGCCGCCGACATCACGGTAGCTGAACTGAACGACCGGCTCGCATTGCGAGCTGAGTTCCGAATGTTTGAGCTGCTAGGTGTTGGCGGCGTTTTGCGTATCCACCCTGCGGAACTGATAGGAGCCGCTGCATGAGTGCAGACGACAAGCCGCAGATCGATTCGACAAAACTCGCGTACTCAATCCAGAGCCTCGCGGAAGCAGTCGAAATCAGTGTCTCGGCAATCAGGAACGAGATCAACGACAGCAAGCTCGCCCCGAAGTATTACGGGCGTAAGCCGCTGATCCCAAGCGATGAGGCCATCCGTTGGTTCAACGCACTTCCTGACGAAAGACCCGCAGCCTAACTCGCTGCCGGCAATTCTCGATGGCCGCACATGGCCATTACTTGTTGCGCCTCGACGCGGCACATATAGCTCTCCGGACGACGCAGAACCAATCGCCTATGCGCCGGCAGAGCACATCAATAGGGGAAGCAGTAGCAGTTGAGCAGCAGGCGTCGTGGTGGGCGTACCTGCATTCCTGCCTGCAACACACAAGTTTCCGGTCGGGAGCTACGGGTGCACGCGTCTGGTTAGTCCCCGTTTTGGGAAGCGGCGCACCTACACGGATGCAGTGAAGGGGTTCCAGCCCTGGCATTTAGGACGGACCGACCGATGTTTTACGAAGCCCATCGTCAACGGGTGGTGCCGCGCAGGTTCGCGTGATGTGGGTTCGAATCCCACGGCGGCTACTCGATCACCATCCCAGAGAGGAATGAACGCATGGATTTGAAGTGGGAAGAACCGCATGCAACAAAACGTGGGCCGAAGTCATCCAAGTGGGCTCTCATTTTCGATGAACTCAGGAAGCACCCTGGCGCGTGGGCCCTCGTGGCCGAGAACATCTCGGCGAGCATGATGACAACCATCAAAAAAGGGCAGATCGGTGGCGCAGCCCCGGGTGAATTCGAAGCCTCGTCGCGGAAGACCAGTGGAAGCCGAGCTGACATCTACGCCCGCTACGTGGGTGGTGAATCCGCATGAATCACCTGCACCTCAAGCGTCGTATTGCGGCGTGGACGTTCGCGACGGCTGCGTTCGTCGCTATCCCTTCTGCCGCGTATGCGTGCAGTTCACATCATGGAGGACATCACCACTCATGGAACCCGCCGACCTCGCAGCCCTCAGAGCCGACGCAGACGCCAAGTACGCCACCTACCGCGCCGACATCGACAACAGAGCCGCCTACAACGCCTACCTCGACGCCGACGTCAAGTGGATCGAAGCCGTCTACACCACCAACCGGAACCAGTAGCCCGTGTCCAACCTCAACCCCAAGCAGTCCAGGCGGGACGAGCTCATCGCCCGCGCAGAGTCCGACCTCTTCCCCGACTTCTTCGTCCCCAACATCCACGGCGGCACCGACAGGATCTCCGTCACCAACATCACCGGTGACGTCCACCCCGACGACGCCCACGGTTCCGGTGTCCACACCAACAGCGACCGGGAAGCCATCCGCGCCTACATCAAGCGCACCTTCAAGCCCAAGCACAGGAGCAGCCAGCACGCCGACCAACTCCCCAGGTTCGCCTATTGGTACGAAGACAGGTACGACGACTTCCAGCCGCTCGGAATCATCGCGGACGGATTCGACTACCGCGAAGACGCAATCCCCGGTCGCCACCGCGCATCCGACTGATCTCGCATACACGGGCACATCGCCTGCAACGGTCCCTGTGTTCATCGGCGGCCTGCTGGTTGTCGCTGCGGGTGTCGGTATTTACGCCGTCAAGGGACGAGCGCGACGAAAGGCTGGGAGCAAGGAGTGAAGAGCAGAAATCAGTATCCATACCCCTGGTACTCGCGTTTCTGGCCGCTCAGCCGTGCGTTCTTCCGTGGGTTTGAGATCGGGCACGAATCCGGTATCCGGCGAGGGCGCTTCCAGATGGGCGACACGGCTGCCTACGAGGATCTCATCCAATGAGCGTCGTGCGACACCCCGGAAAGCCAACATCCGGCCGGTACGTCTATGGCCCGCGACCTGGCTCGCCTTCTCACGCAAGGTGGGTCTGGCAGTGCGATCTCCATGAGGATGACAACGACGAAGGCACATGGGGTGTCGCACGGACTCAGCCGGAAGCGTTCGCCGCGGCTTTAGCTCACGCTGAGCGCTGTCCGTTTGACAACAAGTAGTTAGCAGCCCCCGTGTCGTCAGGGAATGTGAGCGTTCGAATCGCTCCGGGGGCACGAGGCACCAGCATGCGATGGCCTTTTGGCTCCTTTCGCATCGTATGGCTGCGTGGAGCCGCCGTGCTCATGGCGGGCCTCGAATGAGCAGCGATTCCCGGCAGTCCATTCATGGAGGCCGGCAGCCCGTTCGAGTCGGGCGATCGCACACGTAGCGGATGGTCTTCACCCGAAGTTGACCATCCGCTTTTTCGTACCCACAAACACGTAGGGAGCAAGGACATGGGCAAGGCAACGAAGGTCAAAGATCTGCCTGGTTTTAGGGGCAAAGCGGCGCTGTATTTCCTAGATCCGCCAGTTGATGACGACATGGAGTATGTGGTCGTGAGCGCAACGGTCGTCCCTTTTGGTGAGGGTCCTGAGACGTACATTTTCCCGGCAGATAGTTCAGGGGAAATCACAGACTGGGGTGAGTTGCACGGCTCGTATAAGGGTGACCTCGATCACGCGAAGGCACTCCGTGGCGCTGGATATGAGGTCGCCTGATGAGCAACGTCGCACATGCAAGGTCCACTGACCCGGAGACGTCGTTCCTTGCTGCGAGAGCGGCAACGGCGGGATTGAGCGCGGTCCGGTTCTCAGTATTGGATGCCGTCTACCAGTTTGGACCGTGCACAGGTTCGGAATTGAACGCAATGTACGCCGCATACCGGGACGTGAATGGGTGGGCTGTGTGTTCATGGGATTCGCCGCGTAAACGTTTCCAGGAACTGTTCCGCGACGGCCTCGTATCACTTACCGATACACGTGGTCCGGAGCGTGAGTTCGCAATCAACGACCGTGGTATCGAGAAGTTGGGGTTGAGCTGATGGCGCAACGTGGGAAACAGTTCTCAGACACGATCGGTTACGCACCCATTCCGCAGCCGTCGAACACGGAGATTGTTCGTGTCACCCAGTTGGTTGCCTCATATGGCGACACGGATCTGCTACTACGAATGCTCGGTTTGCGCGCCGATCCGGAACCTGTGGTTGAGGACGTATGCAGGAACGGTCATCCGCGTTCGTTCATGGAGATGACGAACTCCGGTTACAGACGGTGCACATTGTGTCGACGTGAACAGGCGAAAAGGCACGCATGAACCTCACGCTTACGCCGGTCTCGTTTGCTGATGCATCCGCTTTCGTTTTTGCCCATCATCGCCATCACCTTCCACCGCAGGGCCATAAGTTCTCTATCGGTGTTGCCAGTGGCGGCTTACTCGTAGGCGTCATCATCGTTGGTCGTCCAGTATCGCGCGTCATCCAAGCGGAAGGCGACACTCTCGAAGTGACCCGAAGCGCTACAGATGGCACCCGGAACGCGAATTCGATGCTCTACGCAGCTGCTTGGCGAGCGACGAGTGCTCTCGGCTACAGACGCTTGATTACGTACACGCAAGAGGGTGAATCCGGAGCATCCCTACGAGCCGCCGGTTACCGCGTCATTGCGGAACGACCAGCCCGAGGCGGTTGGGATGCACCATCGCGGCCACGAAGTGACAACGGCACGTCAGGTGTCGCCCGCACTCTTTGGGAGGTTGCATGAAACTCGCATTGTTCCTGCTCCTGCTGCCGTTCTACGTAGCAGTTGAAGCGTCCACGTTGGTATTCGAATCCGGATGGTGGTGGGTATGCGTCGCCGCAATCGTCGGACTAGTCATGGTCGGATTGCTGCGCGCACATTACAGCGGATGGGCTTGGGGGAAACGATGAATGGCGACGCTGACCCATTCGAGGATGACCGTGACGGTAAAGCGATCACACGTGCGGAAGAAGGGGTGGATGACCAATGAGCGACCGGATGAAGATCCTTCTCGCCGTCAGCCTGGAAAACACGAAGGCTGGAACACATATGGCAGCCGCGACTGTAGATATTGACGGCACAGCGCGAGTCGAGCTGCTCGAACGTCTCGAGGTTGGCTGGCGGAACGTGACAACCAATGAGAAAACTACGTCGATCGAAATGGCACAGGAATACGACGACATGGTTGTCACCCGACTGCCGGAGGAAGTCTAATGCGAGCTGACAAACTGACGACCGCGAACGCTGCCGGGAAAACACTCACCTACACGCACCCATTCGACGGACATGTATCCCTCACCGTGCAAAGCGTTGACGTCGGCTCCGGACTCACATTTGGACCCGTCGTCTACATCACATCACCGGGAGAAATACGCGCCATCGACGGCGGCGTGGAAGTGGAGTTGACATGACGCCGGATGAGTACCGCACACTCGCGGACTGGATTGAGAGCGGAGGCGATGAAGGGGTGTCGTCAAAACCGACAGCGATTGCCGCGCTCCGTGATGCCGCCGACCAGCTCGAAAGTTTCGAATCGCTGATCGATGTCCTGCGGGGATCACCGCACGATTCGGGTTGCCAAAAGTGTTTCTTGAGCGATTACCGGGCTTCACGTTGCACCTGTTGGAAAGCGGAACTACCAATCGACAAGGCAGACCTGACATGAAAGCAGCGTTGCTCGGAGACTCATTGGTGTGCCCGAAGTGTGGGAGCCGATTCGTGTACAAGCCACCGTTCAACAACGAAGAGGAATGCATGCGGTGCCGCTGGCATCGTGAGCATGACCAGGCTGAAATACAAAACGACAAGGACGATCTGACATGACTCTTTGGCTTGAACTAGCACTCACCGCGCTCGGCTGCCTCATCGCAGCGAGCGCGGTTTTCATAACAGCAGCAATCGTCGACGACGGGGAATGGCGAGCGAGATGGCGTTGAACACGGTCGAACTGTCCGGCCTCGAATTGAACATTCCCGAGGACACCTATCACCGTCACCCTGCACTCAGCTCAACCGGTGCAAGACGGTTGCTCGAATCGCCAGCACGGTTCAAATACGACCGCGACCATGTGCTCCCCGGCAAGCAAGCATTCGACCTCGGACATGCAGCACACGCGAAAATCCTCGGCGTCGGCAACGGAACTGTTGCGTACCCCGATGAACATCTGACGCCGTCCGGAGCCGTCAGTACGAAAGCGGCCACGACAGCATGGGCTGAGGAACAACGGGCTGCAGGACTCGTACCCATCGCACCACAACAAGCCGCAGCGGTCAATGGGATGGCGGAAGCGGTACTCGCACACCCGACCGCACGTGAACTGCTCGAGCAAGCCGGACACGCGGAAGCATCCGTGTTCGTCACCGACGCTGACACAGGCGTACCGATGCGTGCACGGTTCGACTACCTGGCAGACATCGCCGTCGACCTCAAGACGAGCAGCAAACCCGCGAACGCTGACGGGTTCACGCGATCAGTCGCGAGCTACGGATACGACGTACAGCAGGAGTTCTACCTGCGAGCACTTGGCGAACGACGACCGTTCCGGTTCATCGTCGTAGAAACCGCCGCTCCATACCTCGTCGCTGTCCACGAACTGGACCTGGCGTGGCAACAGATGGGTGCCGCGAAAGTTCAACGCGCGCTCGAGGTTTACGCCGAATGCTCATCGTCTGGCATCTGGCCTGGGTACGGCGACGACATTCAACTACTCAGCCCACCCGCTTGGCTTACGTACCAATTCGAGGATGAGTACGAGCCCGACGCAGCGGAGATCAGGATCTGATGATGGAAACGTGCAGCTATGGCACTTGCGATATGCCTCGCGGTAAGGCGCTCGGGCTCTGCAACGCTCACTACGCGCGCCAGCGTAAAGGGCGACCAATGGATCCGCCCGTTCGCAATGTTCACGCAACCGACGCGCAGCGCTTTTGGTCGAAGGTCGATAAGACCGGTCACTGCTGGGTTTGGCGCGGCTCCGCGGTGAACGGGTACGGAATCTTCAGGCTTGACAGCCGCAATTGGGTCGCCCATCGCGTCGCCTACATGTGGGCTAATGGCCTGATTCCAGACCGGGCCGAAGTCGATCACATGTGCTTCAACCGAAGCTGCGTCCGGCCAGATCATCTGAGGCTACTCAACCACCAGAAGAACGGCCAGAATCGGTCGAGCGCGAACAGCAATAGCAAGACCGGCGTTCGTGGCGTCTATTGGAATGAAGCACGCGGCGGATACATGTGCGCCGCCTACGTTCGCGACCAAATATTCCGGTTCGGCCCATTCCCGACCATCGAGGAAGCCGAGTCGAAGATCGTCGCCTGGCGCAGGGAGCACATGCCTGCATCTGTAAATGACCAACGGAAAGTGAGGTAAGTCATGGACCTGTCGCAGACCATCATCCCGAACAGCGCGCAAGTCAACGCGGATGACCTGATTGCGTCATCCCTGACCGTGACGATCACAGGCGTCGAAGCGGGTTCCGCCGAACAGCCCGTGTTCGTGCACCTGGCCGAGATTCCCGACCGCACATGGCGTCCCTCGAAATCGATGAGACGGGTGCTCATCGCGGGTTGGGGTCCTGAAGCATCCACATACGTCGGTCACAGAGTCACGCTGTTCCGCAACCCCGAGATCCGGTTCGGCTCGGAACGCGTCGGGGGAATCGAAGTGTCGCACATGAGCCACATCGATAAGCCGCTCGTCGTCGCGCTGACAGCATCAAGAGGCAAACGGAAGCAGTTCACCGTCCAGCCGTTGCAAGAGCCGCAGAAGCCCGCACAGCGCGACTGGCTAACGGATCTCAAACAGGCAGCCGGTGACGTGTCGGCAATCAACGCACTCGGACACGCAGCACGTGCAGGCGGTGCGGACAATGCGACCGTGCAACGGATTCGTGAGGCGTACAACGCGGCTAAGGAAGCGGAGGGGAACGCATGAACGATGACAACTGGTATCAGATCGTCGCGAATATCGAACGTGTTCTTGATGAGCACGGCTTCGACGACGAAGACGGTAACGGATGGGTGCCGATCGAGCCTCTGCTCGATGTTCTCTACGCAGAGAAACGTGGTGTTGCCGGATGAGCCGCAGTAAAGCCAAGGGGACGTCGTTCGAAACCCTGGTAGCCATCTACCTCGCATCGAAATCACCCGGTCATGTGGGACGCGAAACCCTGCACGGAAAAAAGGACGTCGGCGATCTACGCGGCGTCCTTTCCCCATTCGGACCCGTCGCAGTGGAAATCAAAAACCACCGCACCATGCAACTCTCCGGATGGGTAGACGAAGCGGAAACAGAACGAGGTAACGCGGACGCTGTAGCCGGTGTTGTCGTCCACAAACGCACCGGCAAAGGGTCACGGTCAATGGGTGAGCAATACGTCACCATGACGCTGCATGACTTCGCGGTGCTGCTATGGGGGACCGACGTGGAGGATGACGAATGAACTTCAAATGTGCCATATGCGGCTACCTGTTCGACCACCGTGCAGACAAAGAACGACACGAACGCGAAGACCACGAAGGTGACTAATGATTAAGCAAAACCAGCAGGTCGAGTGCCAGCATCCCACGGATGCGCGTTGGGTTGACGGCAGGTACCAGTGGTGTGGGGATTGCAAAACTGACTTCGAATCTTACTGGGTCGAGACTGCTGATGAAGCGGACTGACTTGCGCATTGGTTCGCTGTTCAGTGGGTACGGCGGACTCGAAATGGGCGTGCAAGCGGTCATTGGCGGCAATGTCTCCTGGCACGTCGAGTTCGATTCCGCGCCGTCGCGGATCCTCGCTCACCACTGGCCTGAAGTACCGAACTACGGCGACGTCACCACGGTCGATTGGTTGCATGTCGAACCGGTCGATGTCCTCACGGGCGGCTTTCCGTGCCAGGACGTGTCACTCGCGGGACTACGCAGCGGCATGAAGGACGGCACACGCTCCGGCCTGTGGTCCGATTTCGCGCGGGCCATCGACGCGCTCCGCCCAGAGCTCGTTGTCATCGAGAACGTGAGAGGACTACTCAGTGCAACGGCTGATAGGCAGATGGAATCCAGCCCGTGGGGTGTGGGAGAGCGACACGATGGACCTGCTCTCCGAGCACTCGGAGCCGTTCTCGGCGACCTGGCCGACCTCGGGTATGACGCGGAATGGTGTGGCCTACGAGCTGCCGACGCCGGAGCTCCGCACGGTCGATACCGCGTCTTCATCATTGCCTACCCCCAGGGCCAGCCGTGGAGCATCGGGTACGGAGACGATGTACCTGCTCGGCGGGGAACGCACGGACGAGCACCGACCACAGGGCCAAGTGCTGATGCCTACACCGAGAACCACGGACATGAATGGTCCGGGTTCGCATGGGAGCGGTGGGGCAGACCTTCGGACAGCCGTGAGCTTGCTACCCACACCGACTGCGACGGACGGCGCACGAGGGCCGACACATCAGAGAGACGGGAAGCGCGGCGAACGCATGTCCTCCATCGGGATGCTGCTGCCGACGCCCGCAGCGCACGACTCGGGGAACACTCCGGAGAATCATCTGCGGAAGAAGCCGGGATGGTCAGTGGTGACGTCGCTGCAAGTGCTGGTGGACAACGATCTAATCAGGACTGGGGGCCGTATCGTCCCGCCGTCGAACGGTGGGAGCGAGTCACTGGACGACTAGCTCCGGCACCGACGAACCCTTACGGACGGAACGGCTCACACCGTCTCGCACCAGAGTTCGTCGAATGGATGATGGGCCTGCCGCTAGGACATGTCACCGATGCTCCGATCAGCCGCGCGGATCAACTCAAGGCGCTCGGAAATGGCGTCGTACCACAGCAAGCAGCGCTCGCACTGCGACATCTACTCGCACACATCGACGCGGAGGCAGCCGCATGACCGGAAGGAGGACCAATGCCTTGGATGAAGGTAGACGACGGTCTGCATTCCACTAGGAAGGTCATCAGAATCCCGAGAGCGCAACGTTTGCCCGCGATGGGACTGTGGATCATGGCGGCAACGTGGTGCGCAGACAACCTCACAGATGGGCTCATTGAAGACCATGAGGTTGATGAGCTCGGTGGCACGTCTGAGCAGGCATCGGCGCTCGTCTCATGTGGCCTGTGGTTGAGAACAGAATCCGGGTATCAGTTCCACGACTGGCAGGACTACCAACCATCGAGGGAAGAAATCCTTGCCAAGCGAGAGTCCGACCGGAAACGCAAAGCAAAGTGGCGCGAGTCACACCGTGACTCCGATGGGACATTCGCGTCCGTCACACCCGAGTCACAACGGAGTCACACCATACCCGACCCGACCCGACCCGACCCGACCCCATCTTCTAAAGAAGATGTGGCGCGTAAACGCGGCCACCGCATCCCAGATGACTTCAACGTCAGTCCGGAGATGGTCGATTGGGCTCGGAGGGAAGCCCCAGCCATAGACGGCAAGCGGGCGACTCAAATGTTCATCAACCATTGGAAGTCGACAACCGGCAGAACAGCAGTCAAGAGCGACTGGGAGCGTGCCTGGCGTAACTGGCTACTCAACGATCAGCAGAGAGCAGAGGATCGCGGGTGGAAGCCAGATGTCAAGGCCGATAAGAAGGTGTTCAAAGCTCATGCTGACTGAAGAAGAAGATGTAGCCGAGCTCGCTGTTCTCGGAGCAGTCATTGCAACGGGCGGCAGAGCGCTTGACGACATCACCATCCACGGCGATGACTTCAGGCAATACGTGCATGGCGAGATCTTCGACACGATGCGACGCATGCACGAAGCCGGCCAACATGTTGACTCGATCACGCTGATTGAGCAGATGCCGAAGCATGACGTCCTAATCCTCAGCCTGACCGACCACACGCCGTTTGCTACCGCCGTTCAGTCATACGCCGAGATCGTCGCCGTACATGGCATGAAGCGAAAGCTGATGGCAGCCACGGACGGCATCCGCGGTATTGGCATGGCGGACATGACCGCAGCGGACATGCTCGACGAAGCGCGCGGAATCCTTGATCGGATGGGCGGAACGCCGTCGACCAAGGTGCGCTTCGTCCGCGACATCCTCCCCGACGTCATCGCCCGCATGAACGACAAGACCACGTTCGTGCCGTCACCATGGCCAACCCTGGATGCAGCGATCGGTGGTTTCCGTCCGGGTGCCGTCTACGTTGTCGCAGCTCGTCCAGGGATGGGTAAGACGGTCGTTGCAGCTCAGGTCGCAGCGAAACTCGCACAGCAAGGTGTGGTCGCGTTCTCGTCACTTGAGATGTCAGAAGACGAACTGGTGTCGCGTCTCATCGCGGAACGGCTCGCGATCATGGTTGGGAAGATCAAAGACAACCGGATGACCGACTACGACTGGGGACTGCTCCACAGTCGCAGGTCCGAGCTCGACGAGCTGAACATCGCCATCGATGATCGATCGAACATTTCCGCCTCAGATGTGCGTGCGTTCGCCCGGTCGGTTTCCCGGCATGGCCAGTTGGCTGGTGTCGTCGTCGACTACTTGCAGTTGATGACATCGCGATCCAAGCAGGACCGGCACTTACAAGTCGCGGAGTTCTCGAGGCAACTCAAGATCCTCGCGAAAGACATGCGTGTCCCAGTGATCGCTCTGTCGCAGCTCAACCGGCAGTCAGAGTCCCGTGCGGACAACATCCCAAAACTGTCGGACCTCCGTGAGTCAGGTGCGATCGAACAGGACGCCGACTGTGTTTTCCTGCTCCGACGCGAAGGCGAAGGTGCGTCAGAAGAACTCATCATCGACGTGGCGAAGAACCGCCACGGTGAAACAGGGGAAGTGCACCTTGCCTGGCAGGGCGAATTTTCCCGAGCTGTGGAGTGGAACTAGTGGAACTCATCGTGAAGACACTCGCGGAGATTCTTGCCGAACCGGAAGAACCACCGCACCGGCTGCCTGTCGTGAACCGTGCACCTCGTGAACGCATGTCCGGTCGTAAATGGCATCTTATCCATGAACGCGACGGCGGCAAGTGTTGGATATGCGGCGCATACGTCCCGAAAGGTACAGGCGAGGTTGACCATGTTCAACCTCGTTCTTCGTTTCAGGAGGCGGATCTGGTCATCGCTGACCGTTCCGACAACCTGAAGACGACATGCGTTCCCTGCAATCAGCAGAAAAGCAACTACGTCTACGACTGGGCTCCGAATGTCGTCGGCGTCACTGACAAGTGCTGGGAGTGCAGTAACCCGGGCGTCCAATACGACGGGGTGATGCAGACGAACGCTTACTGCGGTCACTGCGGCTACACGTGGGTGCCGGACGACGGGTGGCTGATGTGAGCCAGGAGCGACAGCACCACATCACATTGCGAGTCAATGAGCATGAAGGTGCGCTCATTCGAAAGCTCGCTTCAGAGAACAACGAATCCGTGTCCGCATATCTACGACGCCTCGTGCGTGAGGACCGTATGCGGACCTACCTTGATAGAAAGGCAGCGTAATGGCCGACATCAAATTCCGAGGCTTCGTTGAGAAACATGAAGGCAACCGCCCGTGGACTGTCGCGGAAGGTCACAGCCGCAAGGATGAGAACGATCGGTGGCAGACGACAGCTCGCACGTTCCATAAAGTGTGGCTGCCGAAGGGTCATCCTGGTTTGTCTGAGGGTGATCTGGTTGAAGTGACCGGCTCGCAGAAGACGAACGTTTCTGAGTATCAGGGTCAGAAACGGTTCGATTTGGTGGTGTACGCGAACGAGGTTGAGGTTGTGCGCGCGAATCAGCCGCGTTTGAACTCATCGTCTCAGCCGCAGACGGACGCTTGGGCAACTGATGACTCAACCCCGTTCTGACGCACGTGAGCAAGCATGGATTACTTACGCCGAACCGCATCCACGTTGGTCGCTGATCGAGTTGGAGGCACGTTCATCCGCGTTCGACACCGGATGGGATGCACGCGAACAACAACTCCCCGACGCCAACCAGATCGCAGCGGCCCTCTACGAGTTCTGGTATCCGACAACACGGACACGGTGGGACAAATACGCGACCGTACGCGACTTCTGGTTATCGGCCGCTGAACATGTTCTGACGACGATGAAAGGTGATAAGTGATGAAAGCACGTAGACGCGAACGATTTGGGGCCTGGCTCGAACGGTTCACGTTCCTGCACCGTTGGCTGCTCGAATTCGACGGTATTGCGCCCAATAATCGAGGCCGCTACGTCAACCGCGTGAGCAGACATCTTGTGCTCAAAGACATGCCCAAACAGGAGAAGTGATGACCGATACCGACGCGTTGCGAGCGCTGGCCGACGAGGACAGCGACGAGCGCTCTGACACCGAGTGGATGCTCGATGCCACCAGGATGATCCGCGATTCTGCCGACGAGATAGACCGTCTGCGGGCCGTCATCGCGGACGCACCGCACGCCGCCGACTGTCGAGCACAGTTTCACGGCGGGGACAGGTACGGCAACGGTGGCGACTCCCGATACTGCTGCTGCTGGAAGGCGACCGTACCCGAAGGGAGCAAGGAATGACCCCGAAGAAATGCCCGAACACTGAACCGCACGTCTGTCACCGGTGGGGCGTGGAGTACGCCGAGATGGGGACGGCATGGGAGGAATGCCCCGGCGTTCGCGAGGTGACCCGATGACCGCCACTGATCCCGCCGTCCGGTTGCAGGCGGCACTCGACAAGTTGCGCGAGATGCGGAAGGCAGCGACTGAGGGACCGTGGGTAGCTATGTAGTACGACCACGACGTCGGGGACCAAGGCGTGCCCATCATCGGCGGAGGTGAGCCGGGATCGATGGAGGGACACCTGACCGCCTACACGATGACACTTTTCAACGAGCAACAATCGGTTGCCGACGCCGCTCTGATCGTTCTCGCGTGCAGCCCGGCCATGCTCGACACGATCGAAGAACTGTTATCGGACGCTGATGGGCTCACGTGGACTTCCCCATTGATGGACGGCATGCAGAAAGCGATCAACGCATATGCACACCGGTTCGCTGACGCGATCCTGGGGCCGGAGTCGTGATCGAGCAGCGGGAGGCTGGCACGCTGGTCGTCACCGATCGCGTCCTGCGTGCAATGGACGCAGACGAACTCGTGCGTTGGGGAAACGATCCGCAGGTCTTCGGTGTCTGGTACGACCCGCTGCGAATGCAAACCACCGTCAAGTTCGGTGTGCCCGTCATCACCACTCTGGAGGAACGATGATTGCCCTCCTCGTTCACCTGAAGCCCCAGCCAACATCACGTCGGCTGGGGCTTCTTTCATCTTGAAGGAGCGAACCATGAAGCACGAGCCGGAGATCCAAAGCTCTAGTGCCGGCACTGGTTGGACGTACGGCCCGTACAAAGCACGCTGCTCATGCGGCTACGTCGGCTTCTGGCGGCGTTTCCAGTGGTCTGCGTACAAAGACGCCAACCGGCATGCGAAAGACGCTCAGAACGCCGCACAGCGAATCAACCTGGAGGACGCATGAACGATAACCGGCTGCTCGACCTCATTGACGAGCTCACCAAACCCGACATCGACCACATCTCCCAAACAACCGACGACGGCACCTACCTGCGAACCGTCACCATCGAACACCCACCACTGCTCCAACAACTCGCAGACGCCGTAATCCCATCAGCAGGCAACGACGCCGGCTCCAAATCAGCATCCGCACGAGAACGCAACATCCTCGACGCCGACGCACTCAACGAACTCGTCCTCATCCAAAACCAACTCTTCGAATGGTGCCAACTCGAACGAATCCGAGGCGACCGACACAACCTGCCCGCAACACTCCGCAAGTGGTACACCGCCTACAACACCACCAACCATGAACACGAAATCGACAGGTGGCATGAACGCGAACTCAGCAGATGGGTGCGCACCATCCGAAGCAGACTCGACCGCAGCATCAAAGAAGCCGACACCGGACGCATCTGCCCGCTCTGCACAACCGCCAAATGGGTCGACATGCACGGTGACCGGCAACCAGCACGACTCATCATCCGATACCGAGTCGACGACAACGGCGACTACCACGACGAACGCACCATCTGCCAACGATGCAAAACCGAATGGACAGGTGTTCAGGCGATGGAGGAACTACGTGACGAACTCAATGAGAGGATGAACGCATGAGCGTTCGAACATGGGTGGCCAGCGTCCGGCGCGACTTGAGGCAGATGCACGCGCTCGACCAGCAGATTCGCGAGCTGTCAGACCGCGCCTACGGTGAGATCTACGGGCGGTTCGGAACAGACGAAGAGCGAGATGCCTTCTTCAGGCATGTCTGGAAGCGCGCACTCCGAGAAGATGCTCGCAAACGTCAACAAGATCTGAAGCGCTTTAGACGGCAGATCGATCAACTTGGCGATGCGGCGACCACCATCAAGTCTGACATCAATCGCATTCGCCGCGAGTCGACGGAAACTAGGGAGTTTCTGCGGCGAGCCAAGGCATTCGTAGAGAAGGTGGGCGTGTCGCAGTCGGAAGATGATGCGAACGGCCAGCAAATCGAGTAGTATCCGAGACGCGTAGAACACTTGCGCCCAAAACCAACAAGCCACCAGCCAACACGGCACGGTGGCTTTTCTTATGCGTCCGTGTCCCTTCGGGTGAGATGCGGACCAGCCGTTGAGTGGGCATCGCTCAAATGGTTAGAGCCACAACGCCTCAACCAAGCCTCTGCCCACTCGACGGCCACCTGCTTCCCGTCCAGCAAGCCGTCTCACCACAGACAAGCGGGTTCCTGCTAGATCGAACACGGTCCTAAGCAGTCGAACACCGCGCCAACATATGAACGCGGCTCCGAGCTTGGACGGGACCAAACCAAGTGGAGGCCAACGCGATGACCGACACGAACATCCACTACAAGATCGCAGTCGCCGCCACAACCGCCGCACTCATCTGCGACCTCACCGCACTCGTGGTTGGCATCTGGTGGCTCATCGGAACCGGCATATGTGCGCTCGTCGCAGCGGTCGCTTTCATCCGTGCAATGTGGCTCGAGGTACACGATGACTGACAGCATCCGCGACGCCATCAACAACAGCTACTACGAATGCGGCTGGTGTCTATGCGCCTATCGCAGCAAGGCAGCGGCAGACGCATGTTGCCGTGACAGCACACGGCCATGGGACGACGACGAGTGATTAAACGCGACGCCAAACTCACCATTCGACGCATCGCACTCTCCGACCTGCGCGTCTACGAATACCAACAGCGCTACCCGAAACGCCTACGCCACTACATGCGGCTGCTGAAACGCAACGCAACCGACGATCTCGGTGTTCTGCACGTCAAACCACGCGGCGACGGATACGAGCTCTTGGATGGGCATCATCGCCTCTGTGCGCTCATCATGTCGGGCCGCACGGACGCACTCTGCCTCGTCATCGAAGAGAAACGGCCATGAGCGACAACAACCCAGACGACGGACTCAGCAACTACGAACGCGCCATGCTCAACCTCATGGCCGGCATTGAGGCGCAACTGAGTCGTGTCGCTGACCGGCTCGGCAAACCCGAGCAGCACGTCACTACGGAGCAAGTAGCCGAAGCATGGCCGCTTCGCATGTATCAAGACCAAGCCGGCGTGTTCCTCAAGAACCTCGGCATCACCGTCGACTGACTAACCCAACACATGGAGCTCACCCCATGGCATCCACAAGCCAGATCAAGTGCGCCATCCAGATCACGATTCCTGGCGCTGAACCCACTGTCCTCCAGGAGTTCGAAGTGCCAGTAACGTTCGATACCAAGGCGAGTCAGATCGTGGTTGATTTCAAGACGCCGCTTGTCAATGCGCTGCTCGAACTCGCCAGCGAGATTTCTGTCACAGACGTGAGTGAACTGGGTAAAGCGACTGTCGCGTATCAGTGACTAGGCGCATACTAAACACATGGGGATCTACTTCCGAAGCCGACGCAAACTCGGCAGCAACAGTTGGCTCAATCTGTCCAAGACAGGCGCATCAGTCAGCCAACGACTCGGACCACTCACAGTCAACAGCCGAGGCCGCGTCACACTGCGACTCGCCAAAGGACTGTTCTGGCGCAGCAAGTAGCGCACAACGCGGGAGGCGACGATGCCAACCCGCGCACCAATGCGCTACTCCGGTGGCACTTTGCTACCGTTGACATTCTGAAAGACGAAAGCCCCGGCGGTGCTGTGAACACCGACCGGGGCAGCCGAATCGTTGGAGGATCGACGTGGGACAGACTACCGCGACCGTCAAGCGATGCCATTACTGTGGAAGCGAGTGCTTCGGTTGGCGCACTAAGTACTGCAGTGGAACTTGCCAGGCAGCATCGGCCGATGCTAAGCCGCATACGTTGTCGATGCTCGACAACGCAACGGGCACCGCAGAATGCATTACCTGTGGCCGAACTGCTACTTGGACCACACGACGCGGACGATACGAACAAACATTGTGCGTTACTGCAAAACGCCGCGACTACCTCCGGCGAGCTTTGCGCAAGTATGGGCTGGCTGAGATCCAAGTGCTTGCGCTGGAGCAGCAATCAGCAGGTCACTGCGATATTTGTGGCAGCCATCGCGATCTGGTTATCGATCACGACCACGTTCGCGGGCATGTGCGGGGGCTCATCTGTGACCCATGCAACGTGATGCTCGGACGCGCGAACGACAACATCGACACGCTCGCCAACGCCATCGCCTACCTCGCGAAGGCGGCTGTTTGACATGCCCAGCATCAACGGCCTCGACATCCCCATATGGGCAGGCAGGCGCGCATCAGAAGCTCTTGCTTGGGTGCGGCGACAGTACGGACCAATGCATACACCGTGCGTGATCTGCGGCCAAACCATCGACTACTCATTGCGCGGCACCGATGACTCGCTGTCTGTGCAACACGTCAAACCACGGTCGAAGTATCCGCAACTCACTTGGGTTCGATCCAACTGGAAACCTTGTCACATGTCATGTAACCGGCAGGCAGGCGACCGTGAACCACAAGGCATCGGAGTGTCACCCGTCTGACAGGAGCGACGATGACCGACACATCACGACGACCAGTCGCTCAACGACGAGACGACGTTGACACATCGCATCGAACACGAAGCAACGTGAAACCAATGATGACGATGACCAATGAGGTCACGAACATTGTTGAGATAAATCGCGACGACCAGACCTCGAACTGACGATTCCTAACCCCCCTGCGGCATGTGATACAAACGTTTAGCTTGTGTAGGGGTACAAAAAGCACATAAAACGTCACCAAACAACCCCCCACGCCAAAAAATCCGGCACAGCAAATTCTCAGAATGTGCCGCCGGTAGCTAACTCCCCCCCCGGATGGTCGGAGGGGGTCGCGCGAATCTATGGAATAGCTCCGAAAGGCGACGATATGCCTCGGAAACCTGCCGATTCTGCGCTGAAACCGCCGAAATCGCTTGTCGAAGCTACGGAGTCGGCTTTTGCGGCTGCTAGCCATCTGACTGACATCGATATGGGTGCCATGTCGGCACTGTTGGCGTTGGCGCGGAAGATCGACGCCTGGGATGTGATCGTTGAGTGGGCTATTGAAGACGCTTCTGATTCGAGCGCTCGGCCTGCTGTTCCGACGTCGGACAACGTGTCGATCAGTGCTTATTTGAAGGGTTGCGAGCAGTTGGGGTTGACGCCTTCAGGTCGCGCGGCGATCACGAAGACGAAACCTGTCGAGAAGGGAGCCGATGGTGGCGTCCCGGAAGACAAGCTCGCGCGCATCACGGCCATCAAGCACCGAGCGAGCTCAGGTAGCTGATCCTCGCGACGGTTCGATCCACGATGACTATGTGTACGCGGGTTGGGAGAACCTAACCCCTGGTCGCCGGTACGGTTCGGCTGTTCCTCGAGTGTTCACGCCGCCGCTTGGTGAGCTGACCCCAGCAACGTCATGGGGTTTCGAGATGATCGACTTCACGCGCGACATCCTCGGCGTGAACTTGGATCCGTGGCAACGGTGGTTGGCAATTCATCTGCTCGAGCTGCGTCCAGGCAGCGACCGTCTGAGGTTCGCGACAGTCATCATCTTGGTAGCCCGCCAGAACGGTAAGAGTACGTTCGTCTCGGCGTTGACGTTGTTCCTGATGATCGTCCGCGGCTGGCCCCTGGTACTTGGCACGGCGCAGGATCTCGGCACCGCCGAAGAGGTGTGGGAAGACACCCTCAGTGCGCTGAAGGACGACGACGAACTGTCGGCGTTGGTTGCGAAAGAGATCCGCGTCAACGGCAAGAAAGAGTTCCGGCTGACGTCGCGTGAACGGTACGTGGTGAAGGCTGCGAGCCGTCGCGCTGGTCGTGGTATGCGCGGGAACCTGATCCTGCTGGACGAGCTCCGTGAGCAGCAGAACTGGCAGGCGTGGGCAGCGATCACGAAGACGTCGAACGCGCAACTGAACCGCCTCATTGTGGGCTTGTCAAACGCCGGCGACCTGCTGAGCGTGGTGCTGCGGCACTTCCGTCTGATCGCGCACGCTGCTCTAGATGATCCAGATGGCCTGGTTGAGGCTGCTGGCGGGGATGAAGCGCTGGGTCTGAGTGCAGCCGATGTCGCGAGGGACGCTGAGGACGACGAATACTTCCTGGACGATCTAGACATTGACGAGGACACTCTGTTCCTCGCTGAATGGTCCGCTGCTCCGGGTGTCGACAAGTTCGACCGTAATGGTTGGGCACAAGCGAACCCGTCGCTTGGGTACCGGATGCGGATCGGCACGATCGCTTCGGATGCGCAGAACGATCCTGAGTGGGTTTTTCGAACTGAAGTTCTGTGCCAGTGGGCGGAAACGATTCTGGACGGCCCGTTCCCGGCTGGTGCTTGGGAGAAGGGTACGAATACTCCGATCGCCCAGCCGGATGGGACGCAGGTCGCTAGTGCTGACGACAAGATCGTCGGCCAGCTGGACGTCTGCATTGATGTGTCCACGAACCGTTCGATGACGTACATCGCGGTGTGCGGTGCTCGCCCGGATGGTATTGAGCAGGCCGGTGTGGTCGCGTATCGGGCTGGTACGGACTGGGTGAAGTCTTTCCTGATGTCTGATCCTGCTGTAACTGGCCGGATTCGGTCGGTGACGGGGCAGAAGAACGGTGCTCCAGTGTCGCCGCTGATGAAGGAACTTGCGGCGGCGGCTGATGACCCGTCTGACCCGTTCCGTCCGGATGTCGCGGACTGGTCCGGTGGTGCACTGATGGACGCCACGGCTACGGCGTTCGATGCGGTGCGTGACGTGACGGTTCGCCATAACCCGCAGCCGATTCTTGACGCTGCTGCGTCCACTGCTGCGACGAAACGGCTGGGTGATGGCTTTGTCATCGACCGGAACAACTCGTTCTCTGACGCGTCGCCGCTGATCGCTTTCATCGGCGCGGTTTGGCTGCATCGTCAGCACCGCGCAACTCCGGCACCACCGCAGTTGCCGCCATCGCCCATCAAGTCTGCCGAGTCTGGCAGGCAGTCGGGCGGATCCATCACGGGAGACGTGATGAGTATCGCTTTCTGAGAGGACCGCAATGGTTGCCGATAACACGACGCCAGTCCCGACAGGAACGAAGGGTTACACCGTTGATTCGGCGTCGTGGTGGTGGGCGTATGACGAGCATGAGCCGTCTCCTGAGTTGCGGTGGCCTCGGAACATTGAGATTTACGACCGGATGCGTCGTCAGGATGCGCAGGTTGCGTCGGTTCTGCGGGCTGTCATGCTCCCGATTCGTCGGACGACGTATCGTATTGACCCGGCTGGTGCTCCTGCGCGTGTGGTGAACCAGATTGCGGATGATTTGGGATTGCCGATTGTCGGTCGGCCGGGTCGGAAGACGAAGGACACGCCGTTCCGGTTCGGTGAGCATGTCCGACTGGCGCTGCTGAAGCTGGTGTTCGGGTTTTCGTACTTCGAGAAGGTTTTCGACGTTCGGCCCGATGGCGTGAACGGCGCTTTGGTCGCTCACCTGGCTGATCTGCAGTGGCGTCCACCGCGCACAATCTCCGAGGTGGACGTCAACCCGGATGGCTCACTGAAGATGGTTCACCAGTGGGGCATTTTCGGTCAGGAATCCGTCGCGATGGAGGCTGAACGGCTTGTCGCGTACGTCAACGACCGTGAGGGCGGGAACTGGCTTGGCCAGAGCATGCTTCGGCCGGCGTACAAGTATTGGCTGCTGAAGGATCGACTGCTCCGTGTTCAAGCGCAGACCGTTGACCGTAACGGTCTCGGCTTCCCGGTGTACACGAATGCGCCGCCTGCTGAGGGTTTGAGTCGTGAAGAGGCGGATGAGCGCCAGAAGGTTGAACGTGAGGCTGGTGAGCGTCTCGCTCGGGGTGCACGGTCTGGCGATAACGCTGGTGCTGCGCTTCCGAACGGTGCGAAGTTCGGTTTTGAGGGCGTGTCTGGCGTTCTGCCGGACGCTTCGGTGCCGATCAGGTATTACGACGCGCAGATCGCTTCTGCTGTTCTCGCGAACTTCTTGAACCTCGGTGGCGATGATTCCACGGGTTCGTACGCGCTGGGTGACACGTTCGAGAGCTTCTTCACGATGTCACTGCAGACCGTGGCGCAGGAGTTTGCGGACGCTTTCACGAACGATGTGATCGCGGAGATTGTGCGGCTGAACTACCCGCCGGGGACAGGCATCCCACGCCTGACGTTTGACGAGATCGGTTCGAAGCACAACGCGAACGCTCAGGACCTGTTCCAACTGAAGACGGGTGGCGTTCTGACGATGGACGACCCGCTCGAGGCGTTCATTCGCAACAGTTACGGGCTTCCACCGATGGACCCGTCGACTGCGCGCACTGCGGCGAACGATGATGCCGAGGCTGCGGCAGCTGGAACTGACCCGAGCAGCACGCCAGACACGTCTGGCGATGATTCGGGAACTAACGACGGTTCCGGCGATGACGAAGGGAACGACGCATGAGCGGCAACCAGAAGCGGAACCCGTTTGGGCTCCCGCAGGCGATGAACCCGGAGTGGTTCCGTGTGGAAGCGAAAGCGCAGGCGTCGGACGGTTCAACGTCGGCTGACGTGTATGTCTACGACGCGATCGACCCGTGGTGGGGACTTGACCCGCAGGAGTTCGTGCAGTCGATTGACGCGCTCGACGTTGACCAGATCAACCTGTACGTCAACTCGCCTGGCGGGTCGGTGTTTGGTGCGCAGGCGATGACGGCCGCCCTGCAGCGATCCTCAGCGACTGTCACGGCGTACGTCGATGGGCTCGCTGCATCTGCTGCGTCGTTCCTGATTACTGCGGCGGATGAGGTTGTGATGGCTCCCGGTGCGGAGCTGATGATCCACGACGCTGCGGGCATCACTGTGGGCAACGCTGCGGACCACGCGAAGAGCATGGACACGCTGAACCGGCTGTCCGACACCATCGCGGGCATGTACGCGGCGAAGGCTGGCGGTACTGCGCAGGACTGGCGAACTGTCATGCAGGACGAGCAGTGGTATTCCGCGCAGGAAGCCGTTGACGCGGGACTCGCTGACCGGATCGCTGGCGACGACGAGGACGACCCGCAGCAGGTTGAGAACCGGTTCGACCTGACCGTGTTCGCGTACGCAGGCCGTTCCCACGCGCCCAACCCGGCAATGCCAACGCGGGAGGAACGCAAGTCGCCGTTCAAGCGTGTTGTTGCCGCACTGACCAACTCACCAAAAGCAAAGAATCGTCCGGCCGAGCCGGATGCCACCCAAGATAAGGAGGTCGGACGTATGCCCGACATCAAGAAGGTGACCGATCGGCTCGGACTCTCGGCCGAGGCCACTGAGGACGAGATCGTGAACGCGATCGAAGGTCTCGCTAAGCCTAAGGCTGAGCCACTGCCTGACGGGATCGTTCCTGTCGACAAGGTTCAGTTCGATCAGCTTGTTGCTGATGCTGCTGCTGGCCGTGAGGCGCGCACTGAGCAGGTGACGAACCGTCGTGACGCGATCGTGAACAAGGCGATCGAGGACGGCAAGATCCCCGCTGGCCGCTTCGAGCATTACCGCAACCTCGTCGAGCTCGATGAGGACGGTACCGCTGAGGTTTTGAACAAGCTCGAGCGCAACACCATCCCGGTGGTTGCGAAGGGCAACGGCGGCAGCGTTGACGACTCCACCGACGAGGACGCGCTCTACAACCGGTTCTTCCCGAAGAACGCTGACGCCGTGAAGGAGGCGTGACCATGCCTGACTACACCCCGCTTTACCGTCCTGGTAAGGACGTTACTTACACCGCTTCGGCTCCTGTCACTGGCGGTCAGGTCGTGGAGATCACGACCGATAAGAGTGTCGGTCCGGCTGGTGCCGCGTCGACGAAGTATGTGGGCGTCGCGCTGTTCGATGCTCCTGCTGGAGCCCCCGTGACCGTCGAGAGCGGCGGCGTTCAGCGCCCCACCGCGTCTGGCGCAATCGCAGCCGGTGACCGTGTGCAGTGCGCAGCCAATGGGCTCGTCTCCACCGGCACGACCGCACCCATCGGAACCGCGATCGCTGCCGCCGCTGACGGCGCTGTCGCCCTAATCAAGCTCGACCACTAAAGGAGGGGATTCCCGTGGGTTACACGTATCCTGCTCCCGCTGTTCAGATCAGCGGGACCACTATCGAGATCTCGGAATTCCTTCGGAATCCGGTTCTCATCCGTCGTCGTCTTCAGGACATCACCGCCCTGGGCTTCATCGCGGACTACCTGCTGCCCGGTCATTACCAGATCATCGGCGGCTCCATCCTGTACGAAACCGGCGAGGAAATCTTCCCGAACGATGTGCCTACGGCTGTCGCTCCGGGTTCCGAGTTCCCGCTGACCGGTTTCACTCAGGGCGTGCTCGCGGCTGCTCACTCAGTGAAGTGGGGCCAGGATGCACTGGTCACAGATGAAGCGATCACTCGTCTCAACTTTGACCCGGTGAACCGTGGCCTGCTGAAGCTCGGTAACAGCCTCATCCGTCAGATCGACTCTGTTGCTCTCGGCGTTATCGCGTCGAAGACCACGCAGTCCTACGCCTCGGGCGCTGTTTGGACCGGTACCGGTGAGGGCGCTGCCACGCCGATCATCGAGTCCGTGCTGACCGCTACGGCTCAGGCACAGGCCGCGAACCTCGACTACGGCACCTACGACTACGACACCGTAGTTCTGACGCCGCTGCAGTTCGCGAAGGTTGCAACGGCGTTCCTGTCCTCGACGTTGCTCCCGCGCGAGCAGGCCGGTAACGCGGTCATGTCCGGCGTCATTCAGGGCTACCTCGGGAAGAACTGGGTCACGTCGAACTACGTGCCCGTCACCAACCCGTTCGTGGTTGACCGGAACCAGCTCGGCGGCATGGCTGACGAGCAGATCCAGTCGCCTGGTTACGGCACCGTCCCGAACAACACGGCTCCTGGCATTGAGGCGAAGTCGCTCCGCGATGACGACGAAGAGCAGTGGCGTCTGCGTGCTCGCCGCGTTACGGTTCCGGTCGTCCTCGACCCGCGTGCCGCATTTGAGATCACTGGAACGGGGCTTTGAGCATGGCTGATTCGAAGACGGTCACCGAGAAGGACGTCAAGGGCAAGACCTTCATCGCGAAAGCAGAAGCCCTTGTCGTCAACGTTGGCAAGCGCACCGAGCGGTACGTGTACAAGAACGCGGTCATCCCGGCTGAGGTTGAAGCGGAAGAGCTTGTTCGGCTCGTCCGTCGTGGCCTTGTAGTTGAGGCGACCGTGCCGCCCGTTGTGTTCGACGCCGCCGCACCGCAGGCGTAACTGAAGATCGAGAGGGGATGTCATGGGCACGTGGGCTGAACCAACTGACGTAGCAAATGCATGGCGTCCCCTCTCGGATGCGGAGACTCCGCGTGCTTCCACGCTGATCGACAGTGTGGAGCGTGCAATCAAACGCACATGGCCGGGAGAGCTCGCGCGCATCGGAATGCCGACACCACCTGTGGGCAATGGCATCGACCCGCACGACGTCTGCGATGTCGTGGTCTGGTCGGTTATCTCGATCATGGCGAACGGCACTGACGTTCCAGCGAACGCGAAGGCGTACACGCTGGTCTCTGGCCAAGAAACACTGATGGTCACGCTTGATGGTTCCGCGACGGGCATGTTCCTCGCGTTCCTGCCGTGGATGGTTGACGTGTTCGAGGATGCGGCTTCCACTGCAACCTCAACGGTCCCTGTCCCGTCTGGTGGCGCTCAGCCGTCGCAGCTCGGGCTTGCCGACTGGCTGGTCCATGAGCCAGGCGATCCACGCTTCTACGACAGGCGGTACTGGTGAGCGACCTTCTGCATCAGCAGTCGTTGACGGTCCAGATCGTGACGCAGGGTCCGCCTGATGATGACGGTTTGCCGACTACGACGACCACCGAGTCAACGTACGACGGGTACAACGTGCAGCCGGTGATTTCGACTCGCGCGACCGAGGGTATGGACAATCAGCTTCTAGTTACCGAACGGTACAAGGTGTCTGGTCCGCCGATTCCTGGTTTGACTGCTGCGTCGAAGATCATTTGGCGCGGTAACCCGTATAAGCCGTGGGGCGACCCAACTCCGGAGCATGTTGGCGTCTTGCCGCATGCAGAGTTCTTTCTGATCAATTGGAATGGCTGATGCTGCGTCCTGTTGTTGTTTCGCGGGTGACGTTGGATGAGGCTGCTCGTTCTCCTGAGGTTGCTAAGGCGTTGAAGGATCGTGCTGATCGGATTCTTCCTCGTGCGCAGCGGTTGGCGTATGCGGCTGGTTTGAAGGATTTCGGCGATTCGTTGCGTGTGGAGTCGGGTGTTCGGCCTGGTTCTAAGTCGCCTGAGGGCGTGAAGCGTCCGTTTGCTCGTGTGATTGCGGGTTCTGAGGATGCTGAGGCTGTCGAGTACGGCGATGTTGGCGTTTCGAAGCAGGCGATTTTGCGGCGGGCGATGAGCGCATGAATGTTCATGGTCAGTGGCCGAATGTTGAGAAGTTGCTTGTTGCTTGGTTGAAGTTGAAGACTGGGCTTGTCGTGTATACGGAAACCCCGTCGAATCTTGATTCGGTTGTGCCATGTTTGCAGGTTGATCGTTTCCCTGGCGGCGCGAATCGTGAGTTCGAGAAGACGTTTACGGTGGATGTGACTGTGTGGGCTGCGAATCGTGCGCTTGTGTGGGCGGCAGTGCAGACGGTTGAGCCAGCAATGTTGCAGTTGAACAGCAACGGTTCGGGTGGCTTCATTGATGAGGTTGCCGAGTTGAACAGTTTCGGCAACGTCGATTACTCAGATTTGAATGTCCGCCGCGCAGTTGGAACGTATTCGCTGACCGCAAGACCCCAGTAGACCTAACTCACCATTTTCTAGCCGTCCGGACGTCGGGCGGCTTTTTTCATCCCCAAAATGGAGGAAACCATGCCTGACGTCATCAGTCAGCTCTCGGACGACAACAGGAATGTTCGTCGCCACGGAAATACCCTGCTCGCGATCGCTGACTATTCAGCGGCGATCCCTACCACGTTCTTTGGAAGCGACGGCCTGCCGAATGCGCTGCCGACCGGCTACAAGAACATGGGCTACATCACCACGGATGGTGTGAAGATCCCGACCGACATCGCCACGGACCTGTCGACGATGCTGCAGGACACGGAGCCGGTTCGGTCTACGTCTACCGGGTTCACTCGCACCCTGCAGGTCGGTTTCGGTGAGTCGAACGCGTGGACGAAAGGTCTTGCGCATAAGCAGCCTGTGTCCGCGTGGGCATCGGACAAGAACGCCGAGTGGTCGTACGACGACGGCGACGGGTCGGAGTGGCCGTATTACCGCATCCTCCTGCTCAGCCAGGACGGCCTCGGCGATTCCGCTGTGTACCGGGTTGAGTTCGCGTACCGGGCGCAGGTCACTGCTTTGGATGACCGCACGCTGAGCCGTGGCGACGACGAGACGACGAACCCGACGTTCACGTGCTTCCGCGACCCGGTGGTCGGGAAGTCGTACACGGAAGCTTCGACCCCTTCTACGGGTGTTGTCGCGGCCGCTCAGGGCGGCTCCGGCTCCTAACAGCCAGGTGGCGGCGGCGTTTGGTGAGCTGCGTCGCCGTCACCTGTTTCACATCAGCTCACCGAAGCTCACTACCCAGGAGACATCATTATGGCGAAGACCGCCGACCAGAAGCGCACTCTGCATTTCTCTCGTGTCACTGTCCGAAAGCAGATCGAAGAGATCTGGGATGTGCCGCAGGAGATCACGTTCGAAACGGAAGACGGCACGGAGTTCACGTGGCCGCATCCGATGTTCTACACGGATGAGCTGCAGGACGAGTTGAAGGAACTCGACGACGAGGACACGAAGGGCATCGCTGAGACGTTGCTCGGTGACCAGTGGAGTGACTTCCTCGAGCATGGTGGTTCCGCATCAGATGTGATGCAGGTGATGGCGGTCGTTCAGCGGCAGATGCAGGACACGACGCCTGACGGACGCCCTACACGGCGGTAAGCCTTCTTGGTGAGTACCCGGAGGAAATCGAAGCGTCACTGTGCGCGACGTATGCGCCTCGTAACCCGATTCAGGAGTTTTGGCGGTTCGAGATAACTCTCCGCCAACTCCGGGTACTCATCGAAGGTTTGCCACCTGATTCGCATTACGCCCGCGCTGTGCGTGGGAATCATTGGGGCGAGAACGAGTGGATTCTTCACGACGTCTCGTCGCAGCTTCGCGTTTTGAACGCGTCTGTGCATAACGCACTGTCCGACAAGTCTCATGTGATCGCGAACGTCGACTTTTTACCGACGCCGCTTGATGAGAAGTCGGTTGCGGATGAGGCAGAAGAGAAGTACTTGGCGCAGCAGCGCACCGAACTGGATGCCGTAGCGGATCGCATGTTCGCCAACACGTAGGAGGCATCCGTGGTCGGTTCTGTCGTATGGCTCGATGTTCTGCCCTCTCTGAAGAACTTTTCGTCCGCTATGTCCACGCAGGCTGGTGCGGCTGCGAAGTCGGCAGGTTTGAAGGCTGGTCGTGATTTCTCGTCTGGCCTCGCTGCGGGTTCTGGTGGTGGTGCTGGGGCGGACGCGCTTGTTGATCAGCTGACTGTTGCGTCGAAGAAGGCGCAGCGGATCGTTCAGCAGGAACGGGCTGCGATTGGTGCTGCTCGGACTGCTGAGAAGGCGGCGGCTGAGGGTGTCGCTGCTGCTGAGGCGCGTCTTGCTGAGCAGCGGGCGAAGTTCGGTGCTGAGTCTTCGCAGGCATTGAAGGCGGAGCAGCAACTCACGGTTGCCCAGGGCAAGCATGAGACGTCGACCGTGAAGGTGACGGCTGCTGAGGATCAACTTCGCGCGGCAACGACTGAGCAGAAGGTTGTTACCGCTCAGCTCACTGAAGCGCAGACGGCTCTGAACGTTGAGCAGGCGAAAACCCCGAGCCTGATCACGAAGATGAACGGCGCTGCCGCGAAGGGTGAAGCGGGCCTCAGCAAGCTGAAGGAAGGCGCGAACGGACTGATCGGTTCGCTCGGTTCGCTCGCTCCGATGCTTGGCATTTTCGCTGCTGCTGAGTTCGCGAAAGCGTCGGTGGAGTCGGCGATCGAGTTCCAGAAGTCATCGAATGTTCTTGTCACTGCTGCCGGCGAGTCGCAGAAGAACCTCGTGATGATCAAGTCCGGTCTGATGAAGATCTCGTCTACAACGGGTGCTTCCTTGGATCAGGAAACCGAAGGCATGTACACCGTCGAGAAGGCGGGTATTCGGGGCGCTGCTGGCCTGAAAGTGATGATGGCAGCCTCGAAGGGCGCATCTGATGAGGGTGCGGACCTTGGGACTGTCACGAACGCGCTCACGTCGATCATGCAGTCGTATTCCGGGTCGTTGAAGAACCCAAATAAGGCGATGAACGCGCTGATGGTCGCAGCGGGACATTCAAAGTCGACACTGCAGGACTTCGCGGGATCGCTCTCTGCCGTCTTGCCTGTCGCATCGAAGTTGGGTCTTCCGTTCAACCAGATCACTGGTGCGCTCGGCACGATGACGGCCACTGGCATGTCTGCGCAGCAGGCAGCACAGGACTTGAACCACACGATTTCGTCGCTTGCATCGCCTACGAAGGTGATGGCGACGGAGATGGATGCGTTCGGTATTTCGGCGCAGGACGTGCAGAACAAGCTTGCGAAGCGCGGCTTGGGCGGCACCATCGAGTACCTGTCGAACACGGTGAAGAGCGAGCTCGGTCCTGCTACTCAGGGCGCGCTGAAGATCATTTCGGGGATGCCTGCGCTGTATCAGGAGTATTTCTCCGAGCTCTCCAACGGCACCATGACGATGACCGCGTTCGAGAACAAGGTCAACAGTGCCAAGGATCTGACTGCCGCGCAGAAGAAGGAAATTTACGCCGCGATCCCTGCTTCTCAGGGATACGTCGAGGCGATGAAGAAGATGACGGGCGGCATCGTCGGCTTGAACACGTCGATGATGCTGACTGGTTCTGCGACGAAGGGCATGGCAGACCGCACTACGGATGTCGGCAAAGCGATGAATTCGACTGCTGACTTCCAGAAGAAGTGGAACCTGACAAGCCAGACGACGGCGAACCGGCTTGCAGTGGCGAAGAAGACCATCGGCAACGTCGGGGTGGAACTTGCAGGCAATCTGCTGCCGAAGTTCGCGATGGTGGCCAAGGGATTCGCAACAGGCGTGAGCGCCGCGTCGAACTTCGCTACCGCGAACAAGTCATGGTTGGGTCCGCTCGTTCTTGGCATTGGTGCTGCTTTTGTCGCGTTCAAGTCGATCACGTTGGCGACGAGGGCATACGCGGCGGTTGTTGGGATTATCCGGGGTGGAATCTTCCTCTACATCGCGGCAACGAAGGGCATGGCGGTCGCGCAACGCGTGGCGACCATCAACCAATGGTCACTCAACGCGGCGATGGACGCCAACCCGATCGGCGCTGTGGTGGTTGCGATCACGCTCGTGGTTGCAGCTCTCGCCGCACTCGTTGTCGGGGTGATTTATGCCTACAACCATTGGACTTGGTTCCGCGATGGCGTGCAGGCCGCTTGGAAGGGCATCCAGGTCGCAGCTGCGTTCGCGTGGAACTCAGTTCTCAAGCCGACCTTTGCATGGCTGTCAGCGGCTGTTGTTGACACCGGGAACTGGTTCGTCTGGCTGTGGAAGTCGGTCATTGTTCCCGCCTGGGATGGGATCACCGGTACAGCAAGAGATGCCGGGAAGCTGTACGACACCGTTTTGACTGGGATTACGACGGGGGTGCAGTTCGCCGGCAAAATCCTCACAGCAGTGTGGACTGGGATCACCGTCGGATTTGCGGCTGTCGGTCAGGCAGTCGTCTCGGTCGGTGATTGGTTCTCGTGGTTGGGCGGAATCGTTGCGTCGGCTGCGAAGACTGCAGCCGCGCCGTTCGTGTGGCTGTACAACACCGTGCTGCTCCCGATATTCAAGGGCGCGGCGGTTGTCGTGGAATGGTTCGCCCAAGCGTTCTACGCAGTCGGACGACTCATCGACACGATTGTGATTGACGTTATTGGTGCCGCATTCCTGTGGCTGTATGCACAAGTCGTCAAGCCTGTTGTCGCCGCTGTCGGTGCAGCGTGGACATGGTTGTACACCTCAGTGATCTTGCCAATCGGGAACGTCATCACGTCCGTCATTACAGAGGTCGGGGGATGGTTCACTTGGCTCTACGCGAACGCTCTTAAGCCTGCGTGGAATGCGATCCTGTCGGTGACGATGACCACCTGGGCGGCGGTAACCGGGGCAGTCACGGCTGCCTGGAACGGTATCGTCACAGCAACCACGGTGGCATACACGTGGATTTCCGGGATCCTGCATTCGATCGTATCGTTCCTCGCGAACGTTCTCGCTGTGGCGTTCAGTTGGCTCTACAACTCGGTTGTGAAGCCTGTTTGGGCAGCTATTGGTGCAGCGATCTCGTTCACGCACTCGGCGATCCTCGTCCCGGTGTTCAACGCGATTGTCTCTGCAGCTCATAGCATCGGCGGCGCTTTCAGCTGGCTGTACAACAACGCGATCAGGCCCGCCTGGGATTCGATTGGCAGTTCAGTCAGCACGACATGGAACAAGGGCATCAAGCCGGTCTTCAGCAGATTGAAGACGTGGGTGACCAAAGACATCCCTGACGCGTTCGGTTCTGCGGTGTCGGCTGTCGGCAAAGCGTGGGATGGCCTGAAGAACATCGTGAAGGCCCCGATCAAGTTCATCGTGAACACGGTCCTCGACGGTGGCCTGATCGATCCGTTCAACTCGATCGCGAAAAAGGTCGAGGGGAAGGGCGCGTCCCTGATTCCTCGGATCAACCTGCCGAAGGGTTTCGCGGGTGGCGGCGTGCTTCCCGGCTATCAGTCGGCAAAGCGCGACGAGCTCATGGTTCCGATGCGCAAGGGTGAGGGCGTCCTTGTCCCTGAGGTTGTTCGAGCGCTTGGTCCGTCGTTCGTGCACACACTGAACGCTGCTGGTAACTCTGGTGGTGTTGGTGCTGTCCGGAACCTCGCCGGCGGCGGATTCGCAACAGGCGGCATCCTCGGTGACATCACGTCGTTCGTGTCGAACCCGCTCGGATCGTTGTCGAAGCTCGTCAGCTCTGCGGAGGCGTCGATTCCTGGCGCTGGTGTTGTCGTGGACCTGGCAAAGGGTGTTGTCACGAAACTGGTGTCGTCTGCGGCATCAGCGCTCGGGAACATGTACGCCGCCACGGGCACGTCGGCTACCTCAGGCAATGCTGGTGGTTCTGTAGCGAATCCGACTGGTTCAAATGTGACGCGGTGGAAGCCGGATGTCATCAAGGCACTGGCGGCGAATGGGCTGTCGACGTCGACCACGTTGGTGCAGAAGGTGCTCCGTCAGATTCAAACCGAATCAGGCGGTAACCCTGCAGCGGTTCAGCACGGCTACACGGACGTGAACACGCTTTCGGGTGACTTGGCGAAGGGTCTGATGCAGACCATTTCGACAACGTTCGAAGCGTATGAGTTCCCTGGCCACGGCAACATTTTCAACGGCTACGACAACCTGTTGGCGGCGTTGAACTACGCGAAACACACGTACGGCCCGAACCTCAACGGACTCGGTGAAGGACATGGTTACGCGTACGGCGGCGTTATCCCGTCCTTGTATGACCAGGGCGGGATTCTTCCGCAGGGCGTGTCGTTGGTTGCGAATAAGACGAAGAAGCCGGAGTACGCACTCCCGGAGTCGCGTCTTGTTGATGTTGTCCGCCAGGCCGGTAACGGTCAGTCCGGTGCGACTTACGCGCCTGTGTTCAACAACCCTGACCGGGGCGCTGTCCGTGAGTTCGAATCATGGGTGCACAGGAGAGAAGTTCTGGCCGGTGGCCGCTGATCCATCTACGAAGGGCAGTAGGCGATGACCGATGTGATCGACGGCAACGGCACTGCGACAGGTTTCATCGACGCGAATATCGACACGGGGAACGTGATCGACGGCAACGATTTGCCGTACGTTCCCCCTGTCGAGCCGCCGTGCATCGCACCGGTCGATTCCCGCCAACTGTGGTTGGAGTCGTTGGACGGTTCCGTGGTGGTGCAGCTCAATACGGTGGAGCAACTGTTGTTGGGTGGCGCTACCGGTCTTGAGCTGCCTCCGTTGGATGTGGTGACAGCGACGACACCGGGTATGCCTGGTTCGTGGTTGCAGGAAATCAACGTGCTCGAGCGGGAGGTTTTCCTTCCGCTCGAGTTCGCTTCTGAGTCGTCGCATGCTGATTTCCTCGCGAACCTAGCTGTTCTTCGTGGGCTGATCGCTGGTTGGGACACGATCACGACGGGCCAGACGGGAACGTTCCGTTTGGTTGCGCAGTCCGTGTATGGGCAGCGGGTGCTCGACGTCACCTATAAGGATGGTTGGACGGGCAGTCTAGGTGCCGGCAACTCTGGCCCGCAGTGGGAGAAGATCGGCCTCACGTTGGTGGCGGTTGACCCGTATTGGCGTGACCGTAATCCGGTGGAGCTGCGGTTCACGGCGACACAGGGGCCGGTGTTCCTCGGTGATGGCGACAACACGAATCCGTGGCCACGGCAGATCAGCGCTTCAACGGTGATTGGCAACCAAATGAAGGTCCTCGTTGATGGGGATGTTCCTGTGTGGCCTGAGGTCGAGTTGGACGGTCCTGTCTCTGAGGCGACGGTGACGTATCCGGGAACGAACGTTTCGATCCCGACTGGTGTTGTGGACGGTCAAACGTTCCTGCTGGTGTCGGATCCTCGCGCACGTTCGGCTCGTCTGAATGGCGCTGTGGCGTGGTCGAAGATCAGCCTGGGTGCGACGGTTGCTCCGTTGATGCCGGGCGTGAACACGGTGAACGTCGAGGTTGGTACGTCGGGTACGAACACAGGCTTGGTGCTCCGATGGACTCCCGGCCATAAGTCGTCTTGGTGAGGCTGCGATGACTCTTTGGATGATTCAGCCTCGAGACAAGAACCTGTTTCGGTCGTATGACCCGGTGCGGTTCTGGTCGAACCTGACAGTCGTTGAACGGCACAACGTCACTGGTGCAGCACCGGGAACATGGTCGGTTACCGCGCTCAACGATGGCTTGACCGGGCTACTCACGCCAGGTAACGGTGTGATCCTGTTCCGCGACAACGTGCAGGTGATGTCGGGTCCGATTACCGCGATCGAACGCGGTGCGAAGACTTCCACAGTGTCCGGAGTTTCCGACACCGACTGGTTGAACGACGGCATCCTGTTCCCAGATCCGACGAAAGCGATCACAGCGCAACCGGTCGCATACGACAACCGGTCTGGTCCTGCTGAGACGGTCCTGTTGGCGTACATCAACGCGGACATGGGGCCGGCAGCAACCGCGGACCGTCAGTTGGCTCCGTTGCGTGTTCCGACATCGCAGGGGCGCGGAACAACCGTCAATATCAGCGGACGTCTCGAGCAGTTGGGGACGACGGTTGCGGACATTGCGGAGTCCGGAAGTTTGCATGTGGAAATCGTGCACATGGAGGACACGTCGGGTCCGTACCTGATGGTGACGGTCCGCTCGGTCACTGATCGTTCCGCGAATGTGCAGTTCGGTACAACGGGCGCGTTCGTCGGTGGTGTTGTCGGCTCTGATTGGTCGTACACGTTGACACGTCCGACTGTCACCCGCGCGATCGTTGCTGGTCAGGGTGTTGGTGCTGACCGGGTGTTCGTGCAAGAGATCGACTCGGATGCGGAAGCGCTTTGGGGTGCACGCATCGAACTGCTTGTGGATGAACGGGACACCACTGATAACACGCAGCTCGCCCAATACGGCACCGATGCGTTGTCGTCTGGTGCGAACCCGGTTTCCGTGTCGTTCACGATCACGGACAGCCCTGACCTGGTGTACCGCCGCGACTGGTTCGTGGGCGACATCGTGGGCGTCGGCATTGACGACATCTCCTTGACCGATGTTGTGCGTGAAGTGACGACGACGGTGCAGCAGCAGTCGGGCAGTCAGTCCGAAACAGTGTCTGCTGTCGTCGGCTCACGGGACTCGTCGGCGTACGTGTCGAGAACGAACACGCAGGTCGCGAAGGCGCTGCAGCAACTCCAACTTCTGAAAGCTAGCTAGGAGCACATATGGCTGAGACGTCGTTTCCGATCGTCGGCACTGATCTGACGGACGATGCGTGGTCGCAAGCTGTCGGTGCCGGCCAGCAGGGCATTCTTGAGGACTGGGGTTCACCGTACGCACTGGTCGTGAACACCAACGACACGATCACCATCAAGGTGTCTGCGATGACGGGTGTTGCTCAGGCTGTCGTCGCTGGGTTCGGGCATCAGCTCGATGCGAACATGACGGTCTCTGTTCCCGCAGTGACATCTACGACCACGTATTGGATCGGGCTGCTTTACGACCCGACGAACGCGACCTTGCCTGTCTCAGTGCAGGTGCTGAAGGGCACGACGCCGCCTGTCACGTCCGGGCAGCAGTTCCTACCTTTGTACAGTTTCGTGCGCGCATCTGGGCAGACTTTGGCGGCTTCGACGCAGTACAGCATGCGTCCTCGGATCGAACCGCACCTGTCGATGGCTACCGAATCTGCGGTCCTCGCCATGTACCCGATGTCGTTCCTGTATGGGACGACGATTTACGCGTACGACACGAAGCGGTCGTATAAGGCCGCTGGGTCACCGTCTGCTCCTGTTTGGGCAGGTGGTCCACAGCAAGGTTTGTGGCGTGGTTACCGGACGCAGGACGTCGGGAACGCGATTCGTTCCGCTTTCGGCGCTTACACCGCATCGGTGACGAACAACTCCGCATCATGGTTCGAAGACACCAACGGTGTTATCACGTTGGATCCTGGCATCTACACGATGACGGCGACGATGACGCTAGGTAATGGCACGCAGAAAGCGACCGGTCGAACGTTCGTTGAGATCGCGCCGTCCGACTCATCATCGGCGGCTTGGGCTCGCGGGTCCATGCCGGTCGGTGAAGACACCACGTCCACATCGTTCCAACTGAGCGTCACTTCGGTGACAACGTTCCGCGTGTACGTGTTCCAAACCACCGGTGATGACAACAACGTCGGTGTGTCGCTGAACATCGCACGCATCGCCTGACCTAGCACCGCTCACCTACCGACCGCCTTAGGGCGGTCTTTTGCGTTAAGGAGGCCCGTGATGGGCGACCCGAACTGGCCTAATGGTCCTGAACCGGACCTTGACCACATCCCCGACGAAGGCGGTCAGCCGCATGTGACTCCGGGAGTTGTCCTATGACGACGATCATCGATTCCACTGGCGTGCGGGAACGGGCTGCAGCGGACGTTGGACGTCCGTTCAACCCTGGCGGTCTGTGCCTCGAGCACAACGCCATCTGGGCTCTACAGGGTGTTACCTCCCCGTTCGGTCTGGCGGGAAAAGTCGCGACGGTTGCGATGGATGCGTGGAACTGGTCGGAACACAAGGTTGTGGACGGTTCTGCGCCATTCGACGGTGCCTGGTGTTTCTTCGGTGCCTCACCGACCCGGACGGACGCGAATAAGGCTGCCGGCGACGTCTGCACGTATGACGCGTCCACCGGGAAGGTCATCGCGACTGACGCGAACGGCAATGTCGTGGGCCGCATGACCATCGAACAGCGTGCAGCTCAGACGCAACGCCCGTACCTCGGTCACACAGGCGACTATCTCGGAGCGCTCGCTTCCGCATACGCCGCCGCTAACGCATCAACCCCATCCACGCCGGCCGTTGTGCCGGCTGATATTGCCCCGAAGGAGAACCAAGTGCTCGAGATCATCAGCACCCCCATCCCGAACTCCACCGGTCATTACAACTGGCTGTGGAACCCGGACCCGGCTCACATGCAGGGCGGGCTTAAGAACCTCAACTCGAAGCAGCTCGCGTTCTTCACGAGCCGCGCGAAGCAGGACCCGGCGTCGTACAACCTCGTCGATGGCCCACAGAACGCTTCCGTTCTCGACGGATGGACGTACCTGGCTTCCGATGGCACCTACCGTCCGCACCCGTAAAGCCCCGAAGCATCGAGCAGGAGACATCATGACTGACACCACGACCACCATTGACGCGAACGGCCTGACCGCTTTCGACACGGATCCGGAAACCCCGGCAGCACCGACTGACGCAACGCCGGACACGGCTGCACCTGTTGTCGCTGACCCGACGCCTGACACCACGACTGACGTCGCAACTGACCCGGTTTCCGCGACTGTTGCAGCCTCGAACGCTGCAGTGGACGCCGCGAGCACGACGCCTACTGTCACGCCGAGCGCTACCGACGACACCCGCGACCTTGTTTCGGTTCCCGGTGTTGGCGAAGTTGACCTGGTGACGGAAGACAAGACCACGAAGCCGAAACTTGTGCAGGAAGCGGACGGCACTTACCACCTGATCATCGGCATCTCGAAGGCCACGAAGGCGCACATTTCCGCCGCCGTGGCTGGAGTGCTCGGTGCAGCAGATGCCGCATCGACGTACCTGCTTCCGGCTGGCAGCGAGTACACGCATTGGCTGCAGATCGGTATGGGTGTGGTTGCGACAGCGGCGGCATGGTTCGGCGTTTACAACGCCACCAACGCGCCGAAGAACTGACGCCGAAGCCAACCGATCATCTCTTAGGGGGACCGCCATGCTGAAACGAAACATGGGCGAACCAGCATCACCGATCCCAGCGCTGATCGTTCTGTACTCCCTCATGTTGGCCTACGGGGTGACGGCTTCTATTGCGGGCGTCACCTCGTGGATCGCCGTCAGTGGCGCGAACTGGACTTTGGTTTGGTCGCTGCTGGTTGTTGTGACGTCAGCGGGGGCACTGATCGGTGTCCTCGTGTCCGCGCGTAGCCGGTCTCACACCATCGAAGTGACGTTGACGCTGATGCTGCTGATGCTCCTGTGGCTGTACGGGGGAACGATCTTCATCCACGCCACTGTGGGTAAGTCGATCAGCAGTCTGCCATCCACGTTCCTGCCGATCGCTTTGTCTGTGTTCCCCTACTCACGGTTGGTGGACATCGCGCGACGTTCGAAGGTGAAGTGATGTCGCCGGGACTGCTCGAGGCGTGGATTGGTGGCCTCGCCGTTGTCACCGCAGCGGTCATCAGTGGTGCGTACCTGCTGAAGGTGAAGCGGACACCGGAGCCGCCACCATCGCCAGAAGAGATCACTCTGACGAAAGCTTGGGCGCGCCTTGATGAGCAGGAGCAGCAGATAACGGACCTCATCGCCGACCGGGATAGGCAACGCACTGGTGTGCGGATTCTCGGCGATGGATTCGATGCGCTCCGTGCTGCTATGGCACGAATCGTTCCGCCGCCGATCTTCACCAGAGGCGAGCAGGAAGCGATCGATAAGGCTGCTGCGATCCGCGACGACGACTCAATGTGGCCCACACATCAACGGACTACTCACGATCAGGAAGGCGTCTGATGGCGACGACGAATCAACGGATGCAGCAGCGCGGCGGTTTGTACGCGGACCTGATTGCCGCGAACGAAACACCGCTCGAGCGGGAAATCGTTGTTGCGTTCGATACGGGCCGTGTGTGGATCGGTGACGGCATCACCCCGTTGGCGTCGTTGACGCCGATTGGGACGATCACCCGTAACGAAGACACAGGCATTGTTACGCTGCCCGACCCGGACGGTTCGCAAGTCGCCACCGTCGATTCGACCACGTATCAACTACCGGACATTGTGCGAGCTGCTATCGCCGCGAATCTCGCCGATCCGACAACGCCTGAAGGCGCTGCAGTCGCCGCAGCCGGCGGTGGTGGCGGGGCGGGATTGACATACGACTCAACAACGGGCCTTTACAGCGTGTCCGACTCTTCATCTCTGACCTACGACCCCACGACCGGCTTGTACTCGGCCTGATACGGAGCTAACCATGACTAACCCGCCCATTGCTCCCGTCGACCCGGACACATACCTGTTCCCCGACGTGGTTATGGACGCGCTACAGGCTGCTATCGGTAGTGGAGCGTCAGCCGGCTACGACATCGTTATCCTCGCTGGTCAGTCGAACATGTCTGGTCGTGGGACGCCATTTTCGGCAACGACTGATCCGATCAACTCGAGCATCTTCCAGGTGTCCGATCAGGGGGCGACGAAGGGCACAATCAAGCCCGCGTCTGAACCGCTGATGATGCCCGACTACCCGTCTGGAATTGGCCCGGGTTTGCAATTCGCGCGGTGGTACGCATCACGGAAGCTCGCCTCCAACCGCAAGGTGCTCCTCGTCCCGGTCGCCTACGGCGGCACTCCGCTGTCCTCGAACGCTGTTCTTGCATGGCGACGTGGGGGCGTGGCAGGCAACCTGTACGCGAACATGCTCACGCAGGTGCAGAGCGCACTCACCGCGGCCGGGACCGGTGCCCGCATCGTTGCAGCCCTTTGGCTGCAAGGGGAGACGGACGGCGACAACAACACCACCGGTTCGCAGTATCAGACCGACTTGGATGCTCTGTTCAACGGCCTCCGCGCCGATCTGAGCCTTCCGACACTGCCGATCATCGTCGGCACAATGGTTCCGGAATACCTCAGCACCGGCACCCGATCACAGATCAACACGGTGCATCTCGACACCCCGAACCGCATCGCACTCTCCGACGTCGCGCTGAGCGCGGTCGGAATGAACATGGGCGATGGGAACCACTTCAACGCTGCGGGCCAGCGGTACAACGGCAAGGCGATGTACGACGCGTTCGAGCGCATCGGGCAGGGCCTCGCCCCGTACCAGGTGGCAGCCCCCGTCCCTCCCGGCCAGGTTGTCGGCGTCACCGCAAGCAGCATCGGAGCCTCGAGTGTCACCCTCACGTGGACAGCCACAGCCACAGCCACGAGCTACCTGATCGAGTATCGACTCACGGGTGGTTCGACGTGGACGACCGGCCCAACCGTGAATGCTGACACCGGATCCGTGACGGGTCTAACTGCATCCACTGGATACGACTTCCGGGTCACTGCATCGAACAGCATCGGGCCCGGAACCCCGTCCACGACCCTTTCGGTGAGCACTATTGCCGTCACGACCGTGCTGGGGCTGCCGAACGCTGCTCAAGCGTACTCGCTGCGGAAGGTCGGGGACACGTACTCAGGAAGCGCTGTGACGGTGCGACGGTCGAGCGACAACACGACCGCGAACATCGGGTTCGTCTCCGGCGCGCTAGACACCGCATCGTTGCTCTCCTTCGCTGGGAGCGGCGACGCATTCGTGACGACCTGGTTCGATCAGTCCGGTGCTGGCCGCGACCTCGCTCAGGCAACTGTCGCAGCACAGCCGAAGATTGTGGCTGCGGGAGCGCTCATCACCAGCGGCGGCAAGACGGCAGTCACCTTCGACGGTACCGACGACTGCCTCCTGCGAACTGGCGCTGTGCTGTTCACGAGTGGGGCCGCGACTGCCTGCCAGGTCCTCACCGCGAACTCGGGTGCCACAAGTCGTACCTGGTCGGAAGGGATCACGGCCGGGGTCGCTCAGTACGGCCTCATCCAGCCCGACACTGCTGGGACTCCTGCATACCCGGTGCTGACTGGTGCGTTCACTGCGGCATCGGTGACACCAGCTCCGACGTTGGCCGTGTTCAACAACACCATCCACCAAGTGTCGGCGGTCGACACCGGGGCGGCGATTTCGCAATGGGTTGACGCAGCCGCGGACACATCCAACGGGTTCGCGTACACGCGTCCCGCGTCGCCGGGGTTCAACAACTTCACCCTCGGCGGCATCACCCGTTCTGGCTCGCTCGCACCGAAGGCGATGACCTTTTCCGAACTGCTACTCTGGCCGTCCGCCCTGTCCGACACGAACAGGCAGACGATCGCCGCGAACCAGAAAGCGTTCTACGGGACGCCCTAACCCAACCGGGTTTCAAACGATGGGCCGTATCGGTCGTCCAGATTAGAACCGCCCCCACCTTTCGGCGGGGGCGGTTCGGCGTTTCGGGGGGCATGCAGAAGGGTCGCGTCCACGAGTTCCGGGGGGAATCAGGTGTGGACGCGACCCAGTAAGTCAGTCTGGCAGACTCGGGCCGATTACGCGCCCTTGAAGAACGCGGTAGGGGATTCTCCCGTACTGTAGTTCGCAGTCCACGCGCCACCCGAGATTGCGGCATCGGGGACTTGCGAGCACACCGTGTATGTCCGTGAAGCGCCCGAGTACATAGCCGTAGCGTTCTCGAAGCCATCCGCGAGGACGTAGCCGCATGCATCATCCGCCGGATACGTGTTGCCGTCCGAACCTACATAGTTGAAGTCAACGTCGTCGTACGGGTTCTCAGCCTCTTGCGTCGCACCGGCCGAGATCGTCACGCTCACGATGATGTCTTTCGTCCCGGCGGGCGGTGCTGGTGCGAGACCGGTTTCGTTCTGTATCGCATCCCACCCATCCGTGTTCGTTGCCGCGAACTTGAACGTCCACATCGACGACTGGTCGTACTTACCTGGCGTGCCGACCGGGAACGGGTTCGATCGGGTACCGAGAGCGGCAACGGCCTTCGATGGCGTCGGCTTCGGAGTGGCCGTCGCGGTATGGACTACCGGTGCCGCTGCAACAGTGCCCTTGACTGGTCCAGGTGACGAACATCCGACGAGTCCGACCGTAATAGCCGCCGCCGCGACGAGAGCGAGCGCTGCCTTGCGCATGATGATTCTCCGATCCTTGCAGCAGCAGTCTGACGCCCCCGTGGAGTATACGGAAGCCCCACAGTGGAGGGTCACTCACGTCCTGAGTTAAACGGAAAACGTTAAGGTTAAACGCCTTGTGCACCATCTGGGGGACAGTCAGGATGTTCTACCCCCAACAGTGGGGCCGAAGATCCGGGGTACTTAAAAGATGAGCCGGTTCCAGGTGTCGGATGCTGACCGTAGGTTCAGGAGACCAACTGAACTAGGGGAGAACGAGGGATGACCAACCATCAACCCGAGACGCGCGGCCTGGCGCGTGTGGTGGGGGCGAGAGCGACGGAGCTCGGATGTCAACTAACCAGTGATGATCCGAGCGTGGCCGAACTCATCCTCGAGTGTGCAAGCCGTCGGATCAGCTCAGCAGAAATTTGGGGATCGGCTGCTGTAAAGGCTACACAACCGATCCCCAATGTCCCTACTTCCTAG